GATGTGACCAAAGAAAATTATTCTTATCGCACCAATCACAGTATCTACTCTTAGCACCCTTGTATAACTTAGCATTAGCGTTACTAAATACAAACCTAATATCCAACTCTGGATGCTGTTTCTGTATGGCTAAATGCTTACGTTTATCATCATTATCGAGTATTCCTTTTGTCTCAATTATAATGCCGTTGTCTAACTCAAAGTCTGGTGTATAAGTTCTGTAGCGTAGGTCTTCCCACTCTATCTTCAGTAGCTCATACTTAACTTCTTTTTGGTGTTCACTTAAGAATGCAGCAGCCTGTTTCTCAAGACCACTGCGGTAACGTCGAGAGTTGTGATATCTCGCTGTTGTTCTTTTAGCCATCAGTAGCTTCTTTTTCTTCTTCTTCTTCCTTAGAAGCTGTTTCAATCATAGTTGCTAACTGATTACAACGTGCTTCAAGTACCTTAAATACATATTCACATCGGTTCATCTCAGCTTTAGCAATCATGACTTCATTATACATAGCTATCTGCTCTTCATTAAAGTCATCTGTATCATATTTTGTGTCGTTAATAGTTAGTTTAGGCATTAGTCTTCCTTTAAAGTTATATAATCTACCATAGGTGGGTTTTTAGCCTTCGAGTTAGGTGAAGGTAAAGTCTGTAGTGTAGGCCAACACTTGTGCTTAAATGCACAGAAGCCACATGTAACTCCTAGCTTAGTGTTACCTGTCTTCTTGCGGTAAAACGTTTCTTCGATAGGCTCAAATTCACGCTCAAAAGGTTCATCATTGTTGATGTAATCTGTCAGGTCTTCAATATCATCAAGTACTGCTTCTTTATCTACACTACTGGCAGAAACATACTTAAATTCTCCGTTAGCCTTGTTGACTACCCACCAACCACCAACCTCTTTACCTGCGCCCTCTGCATAGCCTACAAGCTGTGGGATATAGCCAAAACTATCTCCTGTAGCTAAGGCATCAAAGGATGCAAACTTGTTCTGATAGGACCAGGGTGAAGCTGACTTTACATCGTCAATCTTACCATCCAATTCCATATCGTATTCACCTTTAATCTCCACACCATTAGGTAACTTAAGAGTAACATAATCATTATCTTTAAAGTCAACCTTTGCTGCTCTCATAATACCTTTGAATACAGCTTCAACTATATCCCCTAATATCATGTTCATCAGGAAGTGTGGTGGAAAGGGTGTCTTGTCTTCAGGTTCATTCTTCTCAAACCATAGCTGACATCTTGGCTTACCTATGTTAGACATACGCAAACGGAAATCATCACGAGGACCACTGTCGAACTGCTTAAACAAAGCATCCTTAACATCAGAGGCGACTTTATCAGCCACCTCTTCAGTCATAGTGGACTCACCTGCCATAGCCTTTTGTAGGAATGATACCATAGCTAATTCTGCAGGATGATTCATTAGTCAGCATCCACATCTACAATAGAACCTACAAGCTCAGCGTCTGCTGCACTCATACCCTTGTCAGAGCGTTCATTGTATAAGTCTAGGATCTTACCATTGCCATATTCAATAAAGCCTAAGAAGTCCTTGAGTGTTTGGTTATCAGCCTCAGTAAGTTCTACCTTGTCTCCTGCCTTAGCAGTGATGTAGCCAAACGTAGCACCTGTAGGGATTGAACCTTCTTGTCCTGCTAATTCTAATGTAGACATGATAGGCAAGAGATTAGCTCTCTGTACTGTCTTTAAAGCACCATCTAAGTTCTTTAGACTGTCACGGTTCTTTACATCCATTACAAACGGTAGGTCTACATATTCTTTAGAGATAGGCTCACCATGTTCATCCATAGGAGATTTTACAGTGAGTAGACCCATAAAGATCTTAACACGCTTAACAGTACGCATTAGATCCTTAGTTGCTTCAGGTAAGGCATTCCAATCCTCTACATAACCTGATGGTCTACCTAAGTTAAAGCCACCAATGCTATCCTGTAGATCACCATTGAGTGATGTAGTCATAACAGACTTCTCCATCTCATTAGTTGATGCATTCCAACGTTGCCATTGTTGGCGCTGGGCGAATACACGAATGCTTATCTGTTCTGCGTAGAACACATCGTCACCCTGCGTAATCTTGTATGCACCTACAGGTACTACATCTGTCTTGATCTTCTTGCCACCAAGCTCCATTTCACCCTTCAGGGCTGTACTTACAACGTTAATACGTGCAAGAGAAGATGCTGATTGTTTAGTTTCTGCGGATACACCCATCAGTGCAGCCATAGAGGCATTATCCATGCCAGTTATTGATATTTCTGTACTCATTATTTACCTCATGAGATTTGTGTTAAAGAGACTCAGTTATACCGTCAAACGTCCTGTACGTCAAGCCAATTCGGACCTATTTTAGATTCTAATAGCAGTGGTACATTCATTTTAACGCCATAAGATTTCTCTATCAGGTTGGTTAAATCATCGTTCATGTCTTCAATTATTTGTAATACCTCATCTTTCTCCTCTGGATGTACATCTGCCACACTTGAATCGTGTACAGTATTAACTAAACAAGATTTTAGATGCTTCATCCTCTCTTCCATTTCAATCAACACAACAGGTACAACATCCCCAGTAGCAAAGCCTTGTACTGGATAGTTCTTAATCATGGTAAAGTGTGATACCCCACCCCTTGCATTGCGCTTAACATCAGGGAAAGCATATTGTCGCCCTGACTTATTAGTTATCTTATTAAATCGTATAGCTTCATCGCCTAACTTTTTGTGCCATGCAGCTACACCCTCATACTTCTCATTAAAGTGTATATAGTATGCCTCTTCAGCCTTAGATCTTCCATAGCCTGTCGCCCCAAATAGAGGGGCAAATGTGTGAGCCTTGGCATCCTGGCGAGAGGTTGGTTGCCCTGCATCTGTAATAACTTTAGCAGTATAACTATGTACATCAAACCCTGTAGCTATCTCTTCTATGGCCACAGGATCTTGTGCTAGGAACGCAGCAACTCTAAACTCAAGCTGAGCAAAGTCAGCCTCTAGAATGTGACCGCCCTTCCATCGAGATACAAACACCTTCTTAACTGGGAATGTACCACCTCTTGGCATGTTCTGCATGTTAGGGTTACGCCCACTGAAACGTCCAGTAGCTGTAATGTGTTGAGTTAAACCTACATGTAGGAAACCATCAGACTTAGTGAACGTGTCAATACCCTCAACAAAGGCACTCAGGTAGCTACTAACAGCAGACAAACGCTTCAGGTCTGTCAGGAATGATACAGCTTCGTCCATCTTCTTAGTCTTGGCAGTACCAATCAACACATCTAAGTTATCCTTACCAGTGCTGAAACCATTGGCACTAACCCACTTCTTACTGGGTGCAGCAAAACCTAGACCTGCTAAATGATTTAGTGGTTTAAGCTGATAGCCTCTAGCATCACAGTCTTTACACTTGTTAGGTCTAGCAAACTTTGTACCATCTTTCTTGATACGATACACCTTGCCTTCACCCTGACAGGTTGGACATGTAAATGCCTTAGTCCTACGTATGATAGTACTGTTTGCTTCTACTGCTGCCCTAAACTCTTTCTTGTTATACGTATGTTCGAATAACTCTACCCATTCCTTCTTGTCTTTAGGTTTACAAGAGAATACAACCTGAGACATTTGCTCTGGAGAGTTGAGATTAATAGGCGTATCACCCATAATCCTGCGTACCTGCTGTTGTAGCCTGTCTTCTATACCTGCTTTCTCTTGCTCAAACTCTAGCCTCACTTGGTCAAGGGCAGATCTATCCACCCTGATTCCTGACATGTACATTCGGGTGAGGGTTTGACAGGTTCTAAAGGTAACGTCTCTGATTGTATGCAAGGACTTGGACTCAGGTTCGGCGTAGTCTGCTTCGATTGCATGGAACAACTCACGAGTGGTGTCGAGATCACCCCTAAGATAAAAGCTAAGTTCATCCAACGGTATTTCATTTGTATTGTACCCTTCTTTAAAGTAATTCTTGAGTGTGTCTTGCTTCTGCATCTCTAGCTTTCTGCGTTGGGCGCAACCGTCAAGACTGAGTGGTAACTTCTGACCTCTCAACAGTATATACTCAGCTAACATTGTATCATAGATAGCTCCATCATATTTAAAGCCACACTCCCACAGCCACATCATATCGTGTTGTGCATTGTGCATGATTAAAAGCTTTGTAAGGTCCAGTACATCCTGGATAAGCTTACGCCCAGCGCCACTGGTATCCTTCTTTTCTTGATGGTCTATGTTAACAATGTGTGTCTCGTCAGGTGCATCTGCATTTTGCATACCAACCTGTACAAGAAAGTTCCCCTGCTCGTAAGGATCTAGATGCCACTTATTGTTTCGTCTTTGTGTTGTGTTCTCTACATCTAATACTAATCTCATATTCTCTCCTATGCGGTGTATAGCGATCTACCACCATCTAATTCACAGTGGACAACCCCATGCCATCCACCCTTAAGTTTATTCTTTGCTATGTTTAAGTGTCGCTGAGTATCCTCTTCATCAGCACCTTCAACTATAGGGTTCTTACTTATCAACAGCATCAAATCTGCTTCTGCTGCCTTGCCTGTCTTACTGCCTTCCATCATAGATTGATCTACATATACCTTACCTTCAGCTACAGCGCTCAACTGTGACATCCATACAACACAACAGTTATATTGCTTGGCTATGTTACGTGCATAGATAGCGGCATCTTTTAGGTACACATCGGACTTATCACTATTCTTTGTAGCAAACTTATCTCCCATGTCTAATATAAGAATGTCTGGCTTCTCTTGTTTGACTAAGGACTCAACCCACTGCAAATCTTTGTTAGTGCTATCCTTGATACGAATGTTCTGGCGTACTGGCTCATAGCGTTTACGTGCTAGAGCTACATTACCCTTAACCTCTTCCATTGTCATATTGGTTGCAGCACTAAGGTATCTTGCACCCACACGCTCGTATGCTTCCTCATTACATAGGACTACACACTTTGCGCCTTGATGCGCCCAACCATCTGCACCTGCTATAAGTGAAGCATGAAAGGATGTTTTACCAGTGTTAGGTCTAGCTCCTACGAGAAGCAAGTGACCACCTGATACACCCTCAACCTTACGTCTCAGGCTTGGTATGTTAAACTTCCATTGTGTAGCCAAGTCATTAGCTTCAAGTAACGTGTCAATAGTTATGTCTTCCCAATCTATTTTAATGTTAGGTGTAAAGTCGTCCTTGAAGTCCTCAAGTAATCTGCGTAATGGCTCAAGGCTTTCCTCACTACCATTAACAAAGTCAAACCCTAAGTTGGCAACCTTCTCTCCTACATACTGTTGAAAGAGTTTACCTAAAACATTGTCAGCTATGTCTTCCTTAATTGTATCTTCATTATTTAGTTTCCTGAACAAATCAGCGTATGCAGTCTTGGTAGCTGTAGTCATTGTTTGGTTTTGTGCATAGAACAAAGCTTCCAGGTCTGATGTGTTTAGATCCCCATCATAATCCTTCATTGCTGCATCAAGTGTTTGTTTGATCTTGCGTATATCCTTAGTGAATATCTTATCAGGACATCTTATACCCTTGTGCTGATCATAAAATTCTCTGTTTAGTAGCGTCTTTATAAGTGCTAATTCAATCATAGTGTAACCTTCTCTATTACGTAGTAACATCCCTCTGGCGAATGTATTGCATTCAATATGTCTTTAAGTTGATTGTAAGACATATAGATCATATCCTCTCTCGATATACCTTCATTAAACTGTTGCATATAAACTGTACCATCATTCGCTATGGTAACTTTCACATCTTCGTATGCATCATCTTCATCAAGTGTAGTAATTATAGAACAGTTCTCTTCCATCTCTACACTATACATTAAAACATTACCTCGCCATCAACTATGAGTGTATCATGCCAAGCCTTAACCTCTGCTCGACTTTCTTTAAAGCCCATCGCCTTTGGTTTCTCTTGTATGACTATAACACCTAAGCTCATTAGTTCTCGTTCCATCTGCGTTGGTATGTAATCCTTCATTGTGCTATCTCCTTAAGTCTCTCAATGTCATTGTCTACTTTATACTTGATGTCGTCGTCAAGGTTAAAAGCAATCGTCTTAGCTCCTGTCCATAAATGTATCTCCCTGCTAAACTGCAAGGTCTTGTGTGCTGCATCTGGATCTAGTGCTACAATAATATTGTCATACTCTGCAATTCTCTCCATATGTTTGTCGGTTAGAGACGTTCCAAGGATAGCCATAGCATTTACATGTGGTATTTCCTGGCATACCACCAGTGCTGACACACAATCCTCAACTATAATTAGTGTAGAGCTATCACCATGCTTAAAGAAGTAATCACCCTTGCCAGTATATCTGTACCACTTAGGCTGTTTGTTGCCTACTGAACGTCCGTTAGCATCAATGATACGCCCTGAGTGATAGATAGGAAAGACAACACGTTCATCCTTAACATCATAGAGTAGCCTAGAGTCCTTAAGACCCCACTGTGCTACAAACTTATGAAACTTATCATGCTCAACGCTGGGCTGTACTACATATTCGGGTATCTCCATTGTTTCTTTCTCCATTTCCCTTGGTGTTTCTCTTATTGAAAGCAGTTGCTTTATCTCCGCAGCAGTCAGGTCTACATTGTGGTAGCCACCTATATTACAGTCTAACTTGTAACAGTTGTACTTGATCTGACCCATCTCTTTAGTAGCAGTGAAAGTATTCTTACCACTACAGGATGGACAATCTCTGCGGATAAACTCTTCATCTCTTAGGTTAAGACTATCTAAGTAACCTCTAATGTTCATCTGCTATGATCTCCTTCTATATACACCCATGTAACTCTAGTTCACTTGTCATATTCTTGTCTCTTTCCCAAGCCTCTTCTTGCTCAGTAAAAATCTCATTACAAAGATGCATTAATCTATGGGGTATATTTATTGTAAGATTCTTACGAGTTCTATGCTCAGGAAATATTATCCTAACCATATCCGAAGACGATAATATACCTGTCATTAGACCCCCATGTATAAAATTATAATAGTCTATATCTATACCCTCAATTTCCTGCAAAAATTTTATCCAAAGATCATCGTCAAAAGAGTGAAAAAAATTATGTCTATCTTTAGATTTTTGTTGACCCTTACTGACTACTCCTTTTTTTCTAGTAAACTGTGCATTGTGGGCTTTCCCATGACAGTCAATACACAGTCTAATTATATTAGACTTTTCATCTGACCCCCCTAAAGATAAAGGTACTATATGATGTGCTTCTCTATATTCTGTTAAGACGTTGCACGATTCACATCTTTTTCTGCGCTTACTCATCTTCATCATTCCCTCTCGCTGATAGAGCTTTACTTGCTCCACTAAATGTATTGATCATATACGGCACAACACTCTGCATATTCTTGTGTCCAGTTACTTGACGTATTCCTGCAATGTCAACACCTGCTTCGAGCATTTCTGTTACAGCAGTACGCCTCAAATCCATAGCAGTAAGCTCTCTTGGTAGATTAGCTTTGTCTA